CTATGGCTTTTAAAATTTGTCTTTGATTTTCTACATCATACTCTTGTTTGGGTTCTGGTATATAACTAGTTATTTTAGCCATTATCTTCTTCCATCAGGTCTTGCGTCGAGTCTAAATGTTCCATAACGCCATGTTTCTCCTACAGCATCATTTTCTATTTTAATGGATACAAGTCTTCCTCTTGCCCGTGTATCTACTTTATCAGTAGAAGATGAAATTGTAAAGGGACCCAAAGGTGAACTTGATGCCGTATCCGTTGGATAATTATTTAATAATAATGTGACTTTTGAATTACCAGATAATACTTTAAAATCAGGTATAAATCGTTTAACTGACATAATAAAATCACCATCTCCTTGTAGGTTAGCAATATTATTGGTATTGGTAATATCAAAATCACCCGATTGAATATAAGCATTAATAGATGTAGTAGTACCATTTCTAACTTGATCGGTTCCGGTTTCATGGGCATAATAAGTTGATGCACCATATTTATTGGTAATTCCTAGTATGGTTGGAAAATTAGGGGTTGCAGTACTATTATAATCAGTTGCATACGGTAGATCAAATACTCCTTGATCCGCATAAGAACTTCTTGCAAGGGATGATGTGGTCCAACAATTTTCTGCATAATTATAAGTTACAGATCTATCTATTTGAGTTGATCCTGCTTTTGGATAAAACCAATTAATTTCATTATATAAAGTATTATGTTCACAATATACTAATTGATTAGAGGCATAGTTAATTCCTAAATTATCTCCTGCAGTGGTAAAGACAAAATCTTCAACCAAACAAGGTAGCATTTTAACGGTACCATCGTACATAAAAAATCCACCTTCACCGGACATCCAGTAAACTACACCATTAGAATAACTTAAAGCATTTTGACCAATCAAACCACAATTGGTACCCACTTGTCTTACAGAGAAAGTAAATGGTGGACCGACATATTGAATGACATATGCTGATGAATCGGTTAGTACTAAGGTATAATCTTTACCAGATACCGCTCCAACAATAACATTGCCCTTATCGAGTCTAAAAGTTCCTGCAGTATTGGTTGCAGTTGGAGTGTAGGTATTAAAATCTTCTTGATTTGAAAATCTTATAAACATTGGATCTTGAGTGGAAGGTGTTCCAATGGTTGTTTCAGTTCCAAAATGAAATACATGTCGATCTCTATCGGATACTTGTGTCAGTCTTGTTTTAGTAGGTGCACCCGACATAACCGTTGCTCTAGTGGTTCTTGGATTTGATGCTCCGGCGTCCCAAGTGAATGTTTTACCATTATGAATCGTTGCAATTAATATTTGACCAAAGTTATCTAGTGACCAGAGACCGGGATCAAGGATAACATTAGTTGTTGATCGTTCTGTTCCCCAAGTCGAATCTCCCCAATAAGAAGTACCCCAACCAAAATTAGAAGTTTGAAAAATTGGACCGACAATAACATAAGGATCAATTTGCGCTGAACCAGTGCCTGATGTTGTTGATGCAGAATTAGATGGCATCGTAATATCAAAAGTATTAGTGGTAACATTACTAATTTCAAATGTGTTGTCTTCAAAATCAGATGTAGCATATCCTGATCCTGTTGGAACCGTGACACTTGAAAAAGTCACATATCGTCCATCTTCTAATCCATGAGATGTTTTATTAACAGTAACCGTTGCTGAACCGGTTGTTGCATCAAAGGTTGCTCCTGTGATTGCAGTATCTAATGGAGTGATGTCATAAAACTGACCATTGTAATAAATAAATAATCCTTGAGAGGTACCGATCGCTGCATATTTTTCCCCTGCTAAAGATATAAAAGTATGTTGCGCTCTTGCTGCTCCAGGTAAAGTTCTATTAGAACCGGTAAGTTGTGACCAGCCACCTATTTTCTCAGGTAAACCGTATCTGAATCTGACAAAGTCTCCATCAATCCATTGAGACTCGCCACCTGATTCTGTGACTTGTTTATTGAAACCCGGTTTGAAATTAAGTTTTTGTAGCATAATATGCCTTTATAAACCGTTTTGACTCTAAGATAAAGTTAAATATCTAGAGGGTTTTAGGTGCTAGGAATTAGATGAGGTTTCTAATGCTGTTATTCTAGCTTCTAGTTCTTGAATAGTTTTAACTAGTAAAGGTACTAATTTAGATTGGTCGATACCTTGATAAACAGGAACTACTTTTGTAGCTTCCCATGTACTATCTGTAGGATATTGTGTATTACCATTTTCATCAGCAATCTTACCAGCTTCCCAATCAGCTTGTTCAATATTTTCTGCAATAACTTGACCATTAGCATTTACTACAACTTTTTCTTTTGTTTCATTTGCATCTTTTTCTCCAGTAATTGCTTCTGGTACAATACTTGATACTTCATGTGCTAAGAAACCATCAACTGTTGTATCTGCATCTGCAATAAAATTAAATCTTGCAGGTCTTAATTGTTTTAATCTTGTTGTTGCATCAAAGTCATAAAATACATTTTCTTTTAGGCGGTAGTCGGATGAAGTATTATAAGATGTTGATGAAGTTCCTACTGTGATATTCCCAATGCCTGTTCCTGCATTATTTAAGAAAAAACCTGCATAATAATTGTGATTTGCTGATGGTCTAGTTGCTAGACCGACTTGACTTGCACCTATTGAATTTATACCAAGACCAGAACCTGCTGATTTAGTTATAGTTACTAGTGGGGAAATACCAGCACCTGAAAAAATACTAGTAGTACCCACCAATACATTACCAGAACTGTCGATACGCATACGTTCTGTACCCTCAGAAGCAAAAGCAAGTGAGCCAGTTCCAAAACCAGAACCAGAAGATGAACTAGCTAATGTCCATTCTGCACCACCAGTCCCTGTGTTGTCAATTATAAAATAAGTATTTTGGTTTGAAGAAGTTATTTTAGCACCACCACCATTTACATTACCAGCATCAACAGTAAGTTTAGAAACTGGAGAAGCTGTACCAATCCCAACTTGCTCACTACTATCAATAGTAATCGCTGTGCTTGTAGCATTGTCATCTATACCTGTAGATGTGAAATCCGTAATCGTGGCTCCTGATGCAATGTTAACAGAATCCCCACTCGCACCAATAGTTAACGTGGTTCCTGATTGAGGTTCTATTGCATCGACTTCGAGTTTGCTCATTAGCTATTCTCCTTTGGATATTTATTTTTTACTGCATTAATAGCATCTTGCCAAGTATTAGTTCCATTAACTTTATCCCAATATTGCATATCTAATTGTTCTTGTATTGATGGATATTCTTCTGCTCTATCTCTTTGATATTGATTAGCTTCGTATTCAGCTTGTAACTCTACCATTTTAGCTTCTATGTCAGCTACTGGTATTGGTGTTGTTCCATTGTGCCATTCAATAGTATTAATATCATTACCACTTACAGATACTTCTGCGTTTGGATTTATTTTTAATATTGCTTTTATTACTGTGTCATTCATAATTTTATCCTGCTATCTCAAATGCTGTTATTGATGCTGTTCCATTATCTCCATTCATATAAGCAGTACTAGCACCACCACCATTTTGCCAATAAAATTGATAAGTAATTGCTGATGTACTAGATGGAGAATCTAAATAACTCATACCTAATCCTGTCCAACTACCAGTAGTTGATTGTGACATTCCATAAGTTGCATCTCCCAAATTTGTAGAATCTCTAAAAATAGTAGTATAGGTTCTTAAACCTACACCAAAAATAGATGTATTTAATTCAATAAATATTTTATTTGATGCTGAACTTGGAGTAATAGTTACTGACAATGTATTAGACGAAGTAACCCAAGAAGTTGATGTTGTTGTTCTTCTTGTGCTATCTGTAGCAGTAACAACTTGCAAAACCTTACCAAAACCTGTAGCAGTTCCACTATTTGTAATAGTAGCTCCACTAGGAATCGTAATCGTATCCCCCGATGCTCCAATCGTGATCGTATCAGCATTTTCATTGATAATGTTATTGCCGCTTTGATCCTGGATCGTGTCTACTTTTAATATAGATGCCATTAACTATTTCCTCCGTTAT